TGGTTTTTTCTAACTGGCAATACTCCTCAGCATCTTGTCGTTTTACCATTATAACATAAAACTCGTGTCCTACTTTAGTCATAATACCTCACAAAGTCCTTGAATACTATACCTTGTAATCCATCCTTTGGTTGTATATTTTTTCTTATAATTCTCAATAAACTCTTTTGCTTCTTTTTTGGTTTCAAATGGACCGAAGTTGCGATAAAACATTTGATTATCAATATAAGTTTTCACAATCCACTTATGAGAATGTTCTGGGTAAGTGTCGTTTTCTTCAACCCACTTATAGTATTCTTCCTTACTCATTTGTCCTCATCATCAAATAAATTATCATAATTGTTAAGTGCCTGATAAAACCACCAAGCATCTTCTTCTACATCAATCAATCTATTTTGACAAACCCATTTTGTATAATATCTTTCAGGGAACATTAGAATATACCAATGATCAAAAGCATTTCTCCAAGTATTTCTGTTGTTCCAGAGGATTTTAAGTTTTTTCATTTCAACAAAATTCCCGAGTTCGTTTTCCTTGTTTATTAACTGTATATTCCTTTCTCCAGTATCCACTACCTTTTGATATGTAAAGTTTGCGTATAAAAATATTTTCGTTTAGTTTGATTGCTAGTGATTTAGCAAAGTTTCTAGCACGATAAGAAGTTCTAAAATATACACATCCCTCATCCGTATCAACTCCCCAATAGCATCTTGCAGATTTCCAGGTCATCAGTTAAATTGCGTATAATACATATCAATCTCATATTGAATATAGTCAGTCTGAAGATAGTTGAAGAACTCTCCATCATCGTGGGTCATAGTCCAACACCATTCATCAAAACATTCACCAAACCAATACCAACCAGAATGGAGTTTCTCAAAGACATTCATAGGACGATTGTATTTTACCATTTTTCCACACAAACAAACTGATTTGGTTCAAAGGAAATGTAATACCACTTGTGCCTTGGTGAATACTCCCTATAACACCAATTTTTCTCAATCTCAATATAGTCATTATACCACGAATGAAGTTCATTCACAAACTTCCTCATCTTCTTCACACTATAGAAACATTTTGTATGCCTACTTTCAGCACCCCACCAAATCACCTCATAGAAAATCTTGCGTTTGATTTTCTTGTAGAATACCTTTTCTTCTATCATAACCATATCATCAAAAAGTTGTTTATTATGTGCTTCTTTCATTTCTTCTACAATACTATCCCAAATGACTTGTTCTAAATCTACCTTACCAAAGAGTTCTTCAAGTTTTTGTGCGGTGTTTGGTTGTTCGTTAGTCATTTCAATCATTATTCAGTCCATTCACGAAGGTCTACAATTTCATACCAATCACAACCCCAATCCCGACAATTTACGGTATATCCGTTGGTTTTTCTGGGTTCTATTTGTGCCTTTGCTTCTTCATAGGTAGAGAAACACCCAACCCAATCACCAGTATCAGCAGAAGGGTAATAATTGTCTCCAGCAATCAGCAAATAAGGTTTATTCATTTCTGGTTCTCCTTGAGATTCAAATAGTTATCCAATTCAAATCTGTGTCTATCAAAAAACCCCATAGCAGTGGAGAACAACCAGTTATCATAATCATCTTGAGTTGGTAAAATTCCAATATTATCTTCATTATCTTCCCAGTCATCATAAAAATCATCAATCGCACCATCAATTTCAATCAGTGCGGTTTTGGGAATAATTTTGTCAGTCATTTCCGTGCCTCCAAGCAAATAGAACAAAGACAATCATCAGTTTTAGGAACTCTAAACATTATGTGATTACCAGAACAACAATCCCTATCACCACATTTCATACAATTATCACAAATCCATTCTTTTTGGTTGCGACACTTGACGAAATCTTCAAGGGTGTATTGTTGGAGAAGAGAAGTCATTTCAGTTCCTCAAAACTTCCCTTCAATATCTTGTTTAGTTGCTACTTCCACATTAGGATAACTCACATCTTCATAACCACGCAAGTCAAAATTCATAACCAGTTGTCCAACAACATTATCGCACAGATAATCAGCAAAAATGTTTGGGTCAAGTTCTCCCTCATCTGTAAGCATATCATCATCCTTATGCTTTTCAGGGTCAAACCTCACATAAAAGGTCACTTTATAACCTTTTAGATTTTTTAGATTATCTTTGTGTTTTTGTTCTTCCTTATGTTTTTGGATTTGAAGTTCAAGTTCGTTGATTTGGTCTTCGGTCAGTTGAGAGAGGTCAATCATTTCAGTTAGGGTTGATGTAAAAAGGAAGGCAGGTGACAGTATTATAAGCAGTTGCTGGTTTGATGAGTTTCCATTCACCCATTATTTCAAACCAGCAACGACCTTGTTCGTCGCAGTAATCACTCACCCACTCCCAAGGAGTGTATTTGACCCAACTCTTTATGGAATTGAGATAATCTTCTTTGGTGAGTTCCATCGGTTTGGTTGCTTATGAGAGTATTATAGACCAATAGGAGACCTTGTGGGGTCTCCCTGTGCCAGTTCTTCAAGTGTCCTTCTCATCAACCCACACAAAACCAAGACATGTTCTCATAAAGAACCGAACAATCATATTCGGTTTATCAGGCATATAATACTTCAAATATCTACGATTTCCATTTGTATAATAACCTTCGTGTGTTTTCCCTTGTTTGATTACAAGAGAACTTTCCACAGAACTACCAGTCACAACAAAATTGGAGTAATCAAAATTGGAGTAATCAAGAGTAAGTGTTAGTTTGGGTCTGAATTCCCCGTGCTCCTTCGCATACTCAAAGTCCTGAATAATCCTATCAAACTTTTCGTTATATCTTTTTCCAGCAAAATAGTTAGAACACTCAAACTTTTCTTTTGTTGTCTTTATGAGAGCATCAATCTTCTCATCAAGTTCTTGTGTGATTTCTTCAATACTCTTGCGTGGTGTTGGTAATTTAAGTTCAGGTGGAACATAAGGAATGGTAAAGTATTCCTTTGCGACTTCATATATTGGATTATCTACATCAATAGAAGCAACCAACTCCATAGTATAAAAGACATTCTTCACATCTTTAACTGTTTTGATTGTATCTACATTAAGTTTATGATTTAATCTTTCAGTCATTTTCGTTCCTTCATACAAGCAATCACAGCATCTCTTGCACTTGGTCCTACTGCAAACTTCATATAATAATCATTCATAAATCTCCAAGAATGTTGTCCGTTCATTTTAGGAGAGTGCATTTGAAATTGGTTCAACAGAAACTCAAGAATTTCTGTGTCTGATGGTTCGTTAGAATTTTTAGTGTTTTCTTTCAATACTGGTTGTCCTATGTTCTGTTCAGTTGGTTTCCAATCGTTATTCATTTTTCCTCCTTTTTCTTTTGACTATACTCAACAATAACTTCAATAACACCTTCAATAAAACCAGCAGAGAGAGCAATAATAGAAGGAGAAAATACCTGCCACCAAGTCCAATCAATTGTTTCAGTCAGTTTGAGAACAACAAAGATGATTGTAAGAAGTTCAAAAATGCCAACACCTTGTTTGTAGTTGTTTTTGTTAGTCATTTCCGTGCCTCCCAATACTTACCTTCCTCACCACATCCACCACTATATAATCTCATAAAACTACAAACACGACCACCTTTGACTTTTCCAGTTACCAAATTTTCACTCAATACTGGATGAAAGCATTTATCGTCTGCGTCATTACCAAAAATGAGATGTTCCACCCAAGATTTCTTGTAGTGCTTACAATCCTTACAAAGTTTTAGGTCAGTCATAAGTCCAGAGGTTGTTGAGAGTCTTTTTTCCATCCTTTAATATACACTAACCATTTTTCTTGTTTACTATCCATCTCTGCAGTCCAATGATTTCCATTCACATCAACGGCATCAAGGTAATGAATACCATTGCGGTCATCAATCACACGGGTGACAGTTACAAACTTTACTTTTTCCACAGTCATTTCAAAACCTCATCAGCATCAACAGCATCATAATCACTAATACCAAGTTTGAACCTTACGAAATCAGTAAAGTCTGTGGCATCTCGTTCATAAACATAGTGAGAACCATTATTATCGGATTCCAAAAAATTTGAGAAATAATCTTCAAACACAAGCATAATAGCAAGAGCACGAGATTGGTCGTGCTCTGTGATGGTCTTATAAGGATGTGCTACGATTTTTGTGATACACTCAAAGAGTTCTTCACGGGTGTATGAGAATGCTTTGGCTTCTGGATTGAGGTTGTAAGTCATTGTCCTAGTCGTAGTTTGCGTTCGGGTGAAGGTTTACGACCGTAGAAAATATCATCATAAGGATAGATGTAAGTAGCATACCATCCAGAAGAAAGTGCTTCCCAGAAGTCATCGGGAAAGTGCTCAATAGTATCATAACTTTCTAAAGCATACCAGAAGTCGTGAAATCCGTCAAGGAAAAGTTCCCACTTTGTTGGTTCTTGTAATTTCATTTTACATCCTCAAAGAAAATTGTATGATACTCACCTTCTACTTCTTCAAAGGTGAAGTTTTCGTGCCAAGCATAAGGTAGCATATCTTTCACTGTAAAGATTTGATTTGGTTGAAGTTTATCTTTATATGGACCGAATCCAGTATATCTAACTTTATAAGTCATTTTAGACTTTCTAATACTTTACGAATATAAGAAACAGAATTATAAAACTCTCTGGTGTCTTGTCCTCCCATTACGATTGCGTTGAGTTCTTCTAATGCTTCATTGATGAGTTCTCTGCGTTCAGCAACTTCAAGAATTTCTTTATGTGTCATCGCAAGTTCTCCTTCATCATTTTGATACATTTATTCCACTGATAATTATTACTATCGTGTTCTGGGGGCAACCAATCCTTTACGATATTCACAATCTCATTTACAAGAACATCTCTGGATTGTGCGAAGTTTCCATAATCAACCCATTCTTCCAGTTTCTCATACAGAGTTGGTTTTTTATTCATAAGTTCTCGGAGTTTTTGTTTGCCGTATTGCGACAATTCATACTTTTGTTTTCGCAATTCTTCTATTTCTTTTTCGGATAAATTTAACCACGGAGCATCATCCTTTTCTGGGAGATTGTATTCAGTCATACATCCCAATCCCTTGCTTCCCAATCCATCAGACACATTTCATATCTTTCTTTATCGGTATAGTTATCATAAGCATATTGACGACACTCTTCTTCTGTGCCCTCAAATAGCATTTCATACATCTTGTGGTCTCCATCATAGGTAATCTTATAAAGACCCCACTCATCGTAGCAATCAGGGAAGAACGGCATCTTTGTTTCTCCTATACCATTCAAGGTCTCTTGCTTTTGAATCAATTATACTACAATCAAATTGAAATCGTTTGTATCGGATAAAAAATCCAAACAAATGACTTGAACCAACACTCAACTGAATTGCTGGGAAGATTTCATCAGAACCATAATCATCCAACTGAAATGTAATATCCAGCAAGGCAAATTTGCGGGATGTGAGAACTTGGAAAAACCACTCCTTTCCAAAATCCTCATAAGTTTCATAATCAAAGAGTTTCATCCTGGGTCTCCTCTCAATCCAGTAGGTCCATATGTATCAGTTTCAGAAGGAGCAATATCTTCCAATCGGTCCTCAAGTTTTTCAATTCTATCACACAACTCGGTAAGAAGTCCAATCAAAGCAGGATAGTCAAGATTTGCAATATCATCCCCATATTCTGGGTCATTATAGACATAATAATTGAGTTCTTTTTCTAGATTTCGGTCGGACATAAGGTTTCTGTGTGTATGAGAGTATCATACCAGAAAGAGCACCTGTTTTCAAGTGCTCTTGTGCCTGTTTTCAAAGTGTCCTCACACTATTCGTTTTCTTTTAGAAGTGTCTATACTTCTTGCTTTTTGATATCTTGATAATCCACCAGAATTTGATATGTGTCCTGTTTCAAGACACATCCATTTTTGAGAATTATTCTTTTTAGCAAGAATACTTTTTTCTTCAAAAGATAGTGAAAAACAACCTTTTTTGTTTATAAAACTTGATTTACCACCACTTCTTCCCCATTCACTTCTTTGCTCTGGTGATGCTTTATCTAAACCATTTGCATATGCTTTTTTAGCAGAAGAAGAAAGTTCTTCACTTGATAATGAAAAAATACCAAGTCCATTTTCTTTCATATAATTTCCACCTTTTTTCCCATCTTCACTCATTTTTTCTTTAGTTCTTCCCAGAAAACCAGTTTTATTTTCTTTATTTTTTTGACCTGCTATTTTACCACCTTTTCTTCCTGCTTTACTCAACTCTTCAGAATTCATACCGAATATTCCAATACCTTCTTCCTTAATTTTTTTAACAAGATTTTTACCATTTTCTCTTAAAATTTTAAGTGATGCCTTTCCACCACAACTTTCATTGAGACACCATTTATCATTATTAAAAAATGGTTTAATCAATTTTGTTTCAATTTCTTGTGCTTCTAACCAACCTTCATCTGTGAAGTCAAAAAATTGAAGTATTTGTTTTTTGGGAGTATAAAATTCCCAACACCACTTATGAGTTACAGGAGTTCCCCAATAATATTCATCAAACTTCTTTTCTTTATGAACTCCATAATAATAATAAGGTACTTCTTCAAAAGTAATCTTATACAAATATATTCTTGGACTTTGTGAAGTCATCGTTATTCTATGTAAACCGCAATAATATTTATAATAGAAAAGGTGCCCCGAAGAGCACCTAATCTTGTCTGTAGAGAATTGCGGTTCACATAGACATTCTTATTTATTTGAGTTCTTACCTGCTTCAAAACCTTTTTGATATGCGTATGAGAATGCTGCGTGTACCCATCCGTACATCAGGTCTTTTCGTGTCTTTTCGTCTTCTACTTCACAATCACCATAGAACCATTCACACTGCCAAGTATAAGGTCCGCAGTCTTGATTGAACCACTCATTAAATCCCTTTTCGGCATCATCAGACCATTCCCAATCATTTGCTGGATGTTGTTTCATTGATACTTTGCCTCCACTTCTTTCACCCGATCCATAAAACTATCATCACCATGATCACCACTATACAGATAATCAATATGCCTCATAATCTCTGCCATCTTACGCATCTTAGGCAGTTGCTCTTTCAGATACTCAAGCACTTCAGGTTCGTGGGTAGGATAGTAATCAATACCATAGTATCCAGTATCATTACGCTCCTTACCATTGTTCTGAATTTCCTCTTCCAGTTCGTCAGCAAATTGTGATACCTTGTAGTAATCGTAACCGCAGTTACCGAAATGTCCGCCGCTCATTGTTGTGCCACCTGATATTGTTGTTGAATGTATTTGGAGAGTTCCATAATATCATCTCTCATCGCACCACCCTCACCAGATTTAGCAATCTCATCATAGAGATTGGTGATTGCAATAGAGATGATAGTAATTTGTCGGTCAGTGAGATTGAGAGTAGTCATCGGTCTGTTGTATATGAGAGTATTATACTACAAAAAAGAGCACCTACGGGGTGCTCGTGGACACTTGTTCAGGTGGCACAGGAGGAGGTGGAGGAGGAAGTTGAGTTGCTTGAGGAACTTGTGTTTGGGTAGGAGGAAGTGTAACTGGTTGTGGAACTGCAGTTTGAGTTGATTGTTGTTTCAATTGTTCTTCAAGTTGTTGAATGCGTTCTTCATAAATCTTTGGTTGTTGATTGTCATCCTGTGCCAATTTCCATCCAGCAGCACCAGCACCAAAAATACTTGCGAGTGCGGCAAAAATAGAAATAGTTTTAGTAAAACTCATCGATATTCGTCCTCATCAAAAGTAAAGTATTCGTGAATAGCAGACATCACAGCATCTTCAATGTGCTGAATGACAGCACCTTCGGAAGGATTTTCAACGTGTTTATGTGCCCGATGCCATCCTTGACGGACACCTTCCTCAATTGCTTGTTCCAGAATCACATAAAACTTTGGTTTCACAAGACCCCCCATTCAGTTTCCCAATGACAATCGTTGCTTACATTGACCCAGAAGAAGTATTTTTGGTTCTCTGATGCGAGAAACAGCATACCATCACCTTTGTCTTGCTCTACAATACAGATGGCGTTGTTATCCATCATATTAGCAAGACGATTCTTCGCCTTGCTGCTTTTGGGTCTGACTGTTACTCTTTTCATTTTCAATCTCCTGTTTCAGTTTGCGAATACCAGTAATAAAATAAGCAAAGTCACGGGTCTCGGTGATAGGTTTGGTTTCACCACACACATTACAGGTTGATTCATAAACAGAAGAACAACCTACAGAATAGACACCATACTTTCTCCCACAATCAAAACAGGTGTTATAAGCATTCTCAAGTTTCTTGACCAGTGCCTTTTTTTCTTTGAGGTTCATAATCGAGTTCAACAAGGGGTTTTTTGTCTACAAGATAATCATACAGCATCTGGGCGAACCCGTACTGGGGTCTTGTGCCAGTTTCGATACTGGACGACGTAGCAACCGTCCACATAATGTCAAGTTGTAGTTTATCAGGAAGTTCTTTCATTCTTCAAGTTCTTGTGCGAGTTGTAACATGTCTTGCTTATCCAGCACAATCAAGTCATTTTGTGCCTGATAAAATCTCACAGTTTCGGCAGCAGTTTTCAAAATTGCTGCAACTAGTTTTTCCTCTGTATCAGCACCAGCATTTCGTGCTTCCCATACAGCGTTCATAAACTCTTGTGTTCTTTCTGACATACTCAAAACTGGATACTCACATACTATAAGACCCCTGACGGGAATTGTCAAGGATTATTTGTTCTTTCTATCATATTGATGCCACTTACACCAACCATCAGCAGCAATCTTACCTTTTACTGCAGTGCAAGCATTTGGTGGTCTCCACATATTACAATTAGAGCACTTCTCATTACCCTTTGGTTCGTTCTGATACTCTGCCGTTGCTTTGGATGACTTTTCTTCTTCAAAAAGAAATTCTTGAAATGATTTCATACTAGTTACTTATTATTAGACTCTAACTCATTCTGTAATTCTTTCGCAATTTTCATAGACCTTCGCCAAATCATATAGTTTACAATCGGATTTTTTGGATTATGAAAGAACCACCATTTGCGCTTTTGATATTCAAATGTTAAAAGTCTTATTACATAATCGAAAGCAGTTGCAACACTATTATCTGTTACGATAAAGTAAGCAACTGTCGCAAATATAATGAACCATATGTAATAAGACATATTTATTTTTAAGATAGTATATTATTTAATCTTGATATTTTTTAACATTTTTCACACAGACCTTAAACTTTTGCCATTGTGCATCAGAAAAGTTATCTGAAGCATAAGGAATGCCGACAATCGCAGCACAAAGTTTATTCACATTAATTGGATAAACCTCTTGAGCAAATGCTGTTGGAGAAAAAAGAATAACCGCAGAAGCGAGTAGAGTTTTCATAGAAATTGATCCAAACTTGAGATAGATTGACCTTTGACTGCTTTGGCAATATAAGACCTTGCAGTCTTGTAGTTGTTAGCAGTGTGAACTTGTTGTCCTTTATGAATGATAATGAACTTTTTTCCAAAAGGAACTGCTGCCCATTCAAGATCTTTAGTTACGTAACCTGCAGGATCTCCAGGAATTGGATTCAGAAGACCTTCATTTGGGATATTCATCAAAACACAATCGTAGAAGACATAACACGGGCATTTGGATATTGTGAAAGAGCAACTTGAATTGCCTCTTGTCGATTGCGAGCATAACACTCCACATAGAATGTCTGCCCACTGACCATGCACATAACTCGGTGTTTCATGATTCAGAACCTCACTTTTGAATAGTTGAAATTACAGGTTGACCCTTTATAAAAATTGTCTCTGCAACACTCTGAAGTCGTCGAGCAGTTGCAATACCAGTGTTACTATACACCGGAACATGAATAAAACCATAGGACTTCACATAATCTTCCGTTTTCCCAGGAATCAGAGAACCTTCTGAGAGGCGCTTAGAATCGTCTGGATGAAGGCGAATGATCCTACCAATGGTTTGTGCCATAGAAATGTAATCAAGGTTTCTCATGAGGATACAGGAGGTCAATCCTGGGCAATCAATACCTTCAGAGAGAATGCTATAGTGAAGAAGAATAAACTTTTTAGATGGATCACTACCATAGGTCTTCAAGGTATTGAAAAATTGTTCCCTGCTCACTTTCTGATTGTTGATGAATGCACCATACTTAGATGTGATCCAAAGAAGTTCATACCCATAAGATTGCACTTCGGTCATGAATTCAGTTTCGGCAAGCATACGAATCAGAACCTTAGTGTTCGGTGCTGCCACAAGAACCTTCTGCATATTATCCTCATTGAGAATCGTATCTAGAAGAGTCATGCAATCACGCTCTGCCGCAAACTCTTTTTCACGATTAGATTTGATCTGTTGAGGAAGAATTTGAGGAGGAACAATAAAACCACTAGAAATCATCTCAGGAGCAGAAATATTTACAATCACTTGTCCATAAACTCTACTCCAGTTCATTCCGGGTTTATTAAACTGCGAAGAATACTTTAACGTTGCAGTATAGGAATAAAAACGTTTTGATACTTCAGACAATTTCTCTACAAAAGGAAAAAAGTTTTTTTGCACAGAATTATGTGCTTCATCTAGATGTGCGGTATGAATCTCAATATCGGATTCAATCAAACGATGAAGAGAATGATAAGTTGTAAAGATCAACTTGTGGCCAGGAGTGTTATTAACCCACTTACGAATCTCGCTGGGATTTGTAGAAGACTGATGCATTGTGTCTCCACTGTGGCAGTGAAAAACAGAAGCATTGGTAATAAATTCTAGATACTCATGGGACAATTGATTTGCAAGCATCAGTCGTGGAGCAACTACAACGACTGTTTGATCTTCTTCTTGTTCGAACTGTTTCATGGTATCAAAGACGCCAATCAGAGTCTTACCTGCACCGGTTACAGCACAGATAATTCCTTTATCATGCTTAGACATCATGCCAATTGCATGATCCTGATGAGGACGGAGTTGAATCACTGGAGTTTCATTGTGTATGGAAGTATTATAGCAGAAAACCGCCCCCGATGTGACTCAGTGGACGGTTTCTAAAGTGTCCTTATAGAAGCTTAGCTCCTCATCTTCAACCAGGACAAAGGTAGTCTAGCAGTATTAGAGTGGTTATGTCAAGAGTTTATTTGCTTGTCTATTGAAATCTACTGAAATTAAATCATGATTTGAAATAATTAAAGATAATATTTGCACGATAAGGTTCGTCACTGCATGTTGTACTTGTATGCATTTTACTTGAATCAAAAAATAATGCTCTATTTGCAATTGAATCAATTTCAACTATGTCCTCTAATATTGTTTTTCCATTATTAGTATTCAAATAAAAAATACATCCCGCATGAGGATCTTCCATATCAACATGATTAGCATAACGATGATTGTTCTCATTCCTTGGATATAAATTAGCCTTTATTCTCCATATTTTCTCTTTGAATGGTATCTTATTAATGATTGGTTTTATTAAATAAGACCGCCCACTATCATAATGATCATAAAATTTAAATAAATGAACAAAAGATATTCCATCATTTAAATCTTTACCAGTTGCACTATTAAGTAACTGCCATCTAAATTCTGGATTAAACAAAATATTTTTTTGTATTTTTAAAAAAGTTTCTTGATCTAAAAAATTATCAATAATTTTGTAATCCATTTTTTCTCCAAATTTCCATATTTTTACATTTATCTAAAATATATTTCGATAAAATTTCCTTCGGATCTGATGATATTGATTTTAAAGTTGGGCGAACTTCATGCAAATCTTTAACTCCATAAACTTTGAAATCATTATTATATTCAATATTTTGTATATTATTAAAGTCATGATCATAAAATTCTTCATTTAGAAATTCATAAATGTTTCTCAAAGTTTCATTTGGAGTATTAACAAGATCTTTATACTCAACAAAATAAATGCAATTGAAGAAATCACTTTGAAATATTCTTCTAATTTCATTGAGAGATTGTCCTAAAACACCTTCATATCCTAAGATATAATCGCAACGATTATCATCATTGATTAAAATATCTCTCTTAATCAATTGACTATCGATGAAATTAATTTTTGAATTTTCTTCTTTATATGGATTCTTACGAATTATTGTTATAAAAGAAGTTAAAATTTCGGCAATATCACGAACCGGATAAATTATTTTTACATTATCAGTTACATAATTTTTTATGTAATCAATTCTTCTTATCCAAGAACGATTTTTATCAAAAATTACAGGATTTTCTATATCACTATAAAAATGATTGATTATATTTGAAATAATTTCTTTTGATTGATTTACTTTTGGATATAAATGAAAAAATTCATCATTAGATAAACTTTCTTCAACACAACACATGATTCGAAGTACTGGACTTGGATGACCTGAATAAAATTTAGGATTTTGGTTTAAAATTGCAGACAAAACAGTACTGCCGGATCTAGGTAATCCAGCAATAAAATAGTAAGTTTTTTTGTTAGACATCAATTTTCAGATTTTTCTTCTATTTCTTTTAGCATTCCACTAAATTTATCGTCCCAATTTTCTATTGATTCTGTCCATTTATTTAATGGGCAACTATCCAACATTAATCTTGCCTTTACATCTAAGAAACAACCACACTCTTTACATCTATTTGGTCCTGGATCATGCTTGTCACAATCCATACAGATATTCATTCTTTCTTGGAAAATATCATCACTTGCCATTAAATCTTTTCCATCCGTACTTTTAATGTGACGAACTAAATCTAAAGCAAATTTAGATAAATTTTTACCTTGTTCAAAAAGTGAAGGATAATCATTCATATTTAATAATTATAAACTCTTAAAATTATTTAGCACCTAATATTAAATCAGTTCTTCCACTATACGTGTAATTAGAACCAGTAATTGCTCTTCCAGGATCTCCTCCTGCAGATCCATTATATCCAGAAGAAGGAGATACATAAAAAGCATTTTGCATTGCTGCGATGTCAGTTCTTATAGTTCCTCCACCAGTTCCTGCCCAATCTGCTCCATTTCCTCCAACCTTTCCATCTTCACCTGTATTTGCATAAGTAGGACAATTTGCAAGTGTTCCTGATGTTGGACCATTTGTTTCATTTAATGTTGAAATTGCATTTGTTCTCGTTTGAGTATATCCTTGACCTAATCCACCGTTGCCTCCAATTCCTCCAGGAGCTCCATCTGTGTCGGATGGATCATCAACTGAACAACTTCTATTTCCTAACTTAGTTTTCGTACAAAGTATTCCATTATACCATCCAAATGCACAAGAACATCCTCGTTCTCCTGGACAACCACTCAATGTTAGATAATTTCTAGAATTATATGTGGTTCCATTAATTTTTACTGAAGTATTTGGATTTCCACATTCACTACACCATTCACATCCTCCAGCAACTTGATATTCTCTAGATATCCAACAAGGACCGTTAGGACCAGTCCATCCATCCCCACCTCTTGCGCCTCCACCTCCTCCTGCCCTAATTGTAGTATTATTATTTAAGAAAATTAAAATAGGAGATGCAACTCCAGAACCACTAGAATTTGCATATAAAGCGTTTCCACCATTTCCAGAATTTATTGCCCCACCTGCACCTAAAATTTGTCCACCACTTCTCAGTTCAATTTGAAAATTATATGCTTCAGCATCAAAATATGCTGCATATCTTGTTACTGATATTGAACCTAAAGTACCATCTACATAAAAAACTTTTTTAACATTTTTATTTAAATTTAAATTCCAAGATTGTGCGCTTATATCAATTCCATGATTGGCAGCATTAGAAACATTATCATCTGTTCCAGACTGTATAATATCATAATATTTTATTTTTCCACCATAAAATTGTGATACTTTCCAATTTTGTGTCGATGAAATTGTAGAATTTTCTGTTGCATCTGGCACTATTGGATTTGTTTCTGTATTACTTAAATTTCTTAAAAGTTCACTTGCTTTTACCGGACCTGAACTTACTTCTTTAAAATTGATTCTTAGTGAAGAAAAAGAAATCGAACTTGAACCAGTTGCTATATCATAATATTTTCCCACACCTTTGTTATAAGAAATTGCTACTGCCATTTTTTTATCCTAGTAAAGATCTTGCCACTTAAATGTTAATCCACCATCCGTACTTCCATATCCTTGATGTTTAAATGTGGTACTATTATAAATGATAGCGCCCATAACTGTTGTAAGTCCACTAATATTTGCAAACGTACTTCTATCAGATGTAGTTACAGTTGGTGCGATAAAATATCCATAAGAAGTGGCGGATCCAACAATTCCAAAATCAAGTATAGATCTTCTTAAATTAGTTCCAAATCCAATTGAAGAATTTAATTGACTGTCTAATAATATTCCACCATTAAATGTTCGTATTACATCATTGTGAACTTGTAAAATACCTGCACTTTGACCTAATGGTTGGTATATGCCAGTTGTTCCAATTCCAATTGAGTTAAAAGAAGCAAATCCATTACAATATAAAGATGTTCCTTGTGTTACAGTTGTCGCTATTCCGACAGATCCAAACACTGCTAAGCTATTTTTAGCGTCCAGAGCAGCAATCGGATTTTCACTGTTAATTCCAATATTTGATGTTACATTTAACGATCTTAATGTTGTTATTCCAAGAGTGTTATTTAAATTTGTTCCAGAAATAATACTTGGATAAGAAATAGAACCAGATATTGATCCATTTACAATTAAATCATTATTTACATACAGATTATTTTGAACCGTAACTGTACTAATACCAGAAGAACCTAAAAATACATTGTTAGTTGCAGTTAAAGTACCATCATAATCTAAACTCATCAGTTCTGAATTATTTTGACCATATACCCATGCAAACTTTCCAGTGCTTACACCAACAGCACCTGCATGTAGATACATATTGATATTTCCAGTATCATTATTAATAATATCAAAAGTTTTAGGTATATAACCAAATCTTAAAAGTGCTGTGCTCTTACCAACTCCAACAGATTGACCAATACTAATTCTTGCTTGTGACGTATCACTAATGACTTCAACAAAAGTTTCTGTAGATTTTCTAACTTGAATTTCTGATGTTGGAATTGCCGTTCCTATGCCAATTCTTCCA